GCAAAATATCCTGCGGCCGCAAAAGTCCGGATAGGCTTCCTTCTCGAATGTCTTTTCGGAGACGCTAAGGTCCAACTCGACCACGATCCGCCGCTCGGTGCCCGCAAGAAGGTCTTCCGCAAGAGCGTCCATGTCGACTACGAGCCACGGGCTAACGATCCGATGTGTCTAGTCTACCGACTCGCCGTAGATCATCGGACAAAAACAAATGTCCGCGGCGAACACGGCCAGCATCCCGATCGGGTGCTGATCAAAAAGAACCGGAGACTAGAGGAACGGCAGAGCGGGAAGGCTTCGCGCCGGCGCAAGGCAACGATTCCGAACCCGGAGAATTACAAATGGCCGTCGCGGCCATTCAACAGAAACCGGCCCGGCGGAAAACCGGGAAATCCAACCACGAAGGAACCAACCCTATGAAGAAACTTCTACTGCTGACCGCCGCACTGTTTGTCGTTACGTCTCCTGTCTATGCCCAGCAACCTACACAGGGGACAGTCGTCCAGCAGCTCATGACCAATGACGCCAATATCAAGGCCGCATTGGCCGACCAGCTTGACAAAGCCAATGTGCAGATCGCGGCGCTTAAGGCAGAGAACGAGGCGTTGAAGAAGGCGCAACCGAAGCCTGAAGCCAAGAAGCCGGCAAAGGAAAAATAATCCACAAAGTCTGAAAGTCGAAATGAAAAAACCCCGGCTGCAATGCCGGGGTTTTATTTTGGGATTTTATTGTTTGTCGAGAGCGCGTCGCGCAATCTTGGCGCATTCGCCGTCATAGGTTTCGATATTAAATCCCTGCTCACGCCGCGAGTGTTCGTCCTTGGGTATGTATCCGCCAATCTGATCGTGTTCGATGATCTCTTGAAGCGCAGACCGCAGACGCGCATTCTCAGTTTGCAGCCGATCCAATTCAAACTGCCTTGCGTCTTTGGTCTGCACTGGCGGTCCTTTCTTAGACGGTTTACACTTGATCGACGGCGCTCAATACCCGTCGGACCATAACCTTGAAATATAGATCCTGAACATAATCCGTGTCTGCCCCATTCCAAAGCCAAGTTTGAGCATAGCGGGCTTCTTCGTCGGCCCTAAGAATATCGGCTGCCTTGACGATTTGGTCTTCTGTCAATTCAGACATGGTGGCTCTATTTGTTGACGTTGCGGATGCGGTCTTGAATATCACGAAGAAGGGTTTCGACGCCGCGATTATTAAGTGGGTGTTTTGGCGCGTCCTTCCCTGTCAGGAGCTCGTCACACCAATTCGTCGGAACCAGCTTTGCGCACCGCTCACGCTCGACAGAGCGAGCAAATTCCTCGGCGCGCCTTACATCCTGCAAGGTGATCGAAGATTTCATTCGGCGGCCTATCTTGACTGTGAGATGTGGAGTCCGCCTTCGGGAACGACAGAGGCAACCGCTTTCTCATAAAGTGGGGTCGCCTCGTTAGTAAAGCGCGCATCCATTTCGCGCAAAATGTATAGCGTCTCGCCCATTTTTGACGCTAAGGATTTCAGGTCGTCGGCGTCGGTAGTCAAATCCAGATCGCCAAACCAAATCTTGCCCTTAGATTTGGTGCAGACGTTAGCGTTAAATATGCAGATATGGCCATCCGGGGGCTTCTTGCTGCCGCTAATCATACGGCCCATTCGTTCAAAGTTGATCGGCATTTCTAGCTGGCCTTTTTTCATTCTGTTACGTCAATCTCAACAAGCCTTATATACCCCTTGACCTTTGGTTGTCAATTACTATAGAACAATTACATGGCATCGCCGGAACGAGCAACGAAAATCTCCAAAGCCTACGCGGCGCACAAGACGGACGAAGCCACGCTTCGCAAAGACTACGGCGTTACCGTTGCTATCTTTCGCGGTGACAAAGGCGAGACTATCGACAAGATCAGGATGCGGGAGGGCGAATTGCTGGGAGTTCCGCGCGGGCTGCTTACATTCGGACCTAACCGTTCGGATTGGCTCAAGGCCGAGGCGGCTGTCAGTAAGGCCGGCGCGGCGATCCTGGACTTATCCACCGGCCTGCGCAGCGACCGCAGCGGTGCCAGGATGTTCAACGATGCACAGTACCCGCCGAGGCCGACCGAGAGCTATCAGGAAGCACAGGCGGCGAGCGTCCTGTCTCGCACTGGCGACAGATCGGCCAAGAAGCGCCGCGCTGAAAAGATTTGGTTCAACGGCAAGCTGAGTATCAAGGAAAAGGAAGCCTTGAGCGGCGTCCCACAATCAACCCTATATCATTGGTTTGGTAAGACGACCGTTCCAAAAGACGCCGGCAAGAAATAAGGAGCCGGTAGCGTGGACGAGGCCCAGGAAGCGTTCAATGAAATGGCGTGGCGCGATTTTGTTCTATTCTCTTGGTCGCAAGCCGATGCCCACGCCGCCTTTCGTGGCGCGACCGGCAGACCGCAGCGCCCCAAGACTGGATCATTCCTTGACGGCATGATCGACAAGGCATGTGGAGTGACGGAGGACGACAAATACATGGAAGAATTTGTCGAGTGGGTTACGAAAAATCATTGGGGTGAAAACTTCGCGCCCACAAAATGGCGCAACAAACTTCCAGCGACCCAGGAAATGAAATAGGAGCCACCATGACATTCGGGCAATTCACTCACGCGCTTCGTTGTCGGGCGTGTCGGCGGCTATGGTTGCGCGACCTCTGGCAGGTTATCAAATCATACCGCGCCCGGCGGCTCCGGGCATAGCAGAAGCAGAAAGAAGCAGAAGCATGTTTACGATCAAACTCTACCAAGATGTTGGCCGACAGGTGATTTTGGCCGCCGAATCCTTCACAATTTTGCGCGGCGGAAGTTCGCCTGGCGAGGCCGAAATAACTCTCCATCAAAAGAATGGCGAAGGTCGCCGTTACGATATTCGACCAGAGCCGCCGGAAGGCTACGAAGGTCCGACAATCTTCCAGCGCGCCATCATCGAAAACATGGCTGGAAAGACAACTGAGATAATTCAGCTTTCGCCCAAGTGAACAATCGGCGCGGAGTGGTACATTATCATTCCGCGCCACACAGCAATGGAGCAAATTCCGTGAGCGGGCATCGAGCAAGGAAGGATAGCAAGTGTCCTCACGACAGGATTCAATACTGTCCGCTCTATGTCGGGATGCACATCGCTGGTGGGCCTAGCTGCTGGCCGAAGAACGGCAGCGATCCGATGGACAAGGGTTGCGCCGTTGAGCAGGGTTTGGCGACTTACGAAGATTTGGTTGGTGATTTTTGGCACGCTCACCCGAAAGATTTCGCTGAGATTACGTTGGCAGAGCGCGAGTTTGAGTCACGCGAGCAGCGGCAGAGAAACTTACAACGTAACGGTATCCACTAGAGGAGCGCTGCGATGACGATTGGCAAGTCTTACGTGATCGGCGTCGCGATAGGATTATTCTTCGGTGGTCTGCTCGGGTGGTCTTTCACAAGCCACCATTTTCTAATGCATGGTTGTCAATAAGAGGAGCACTTAGCGGAACACGCCTCAGACCTGGGCAATGCCGGTGGGCCAGGACAAGGATCAGGGGCCGGCGCGTGTTCCGCCAAGGGCTTATAAAAAAGGAGCCGGACGGTGCTCAAGGTGCAAACGTATGACCGAGAACTTGGTTGGATTCATGCGACACGCGCTGGCCCAGAAATGTATAACGCATTAGCCATTCTCAAAGGGTACAATCGTGATTGGCCTTCTGAGAGGCACCGACTTGTTGCAGTCGATGAAAAAGGCAGCATCACCGTGATAAAGGAATAGGAGCACCATGAGACGCCTAGTTGCAATAGAACATACGGTAACGCGGCCGACCGGCCTTGTCGCGTATTTGACGTGGCGCACCGATCAAGTCGTTGATCGAGCCGTACCATCGGCTGATGGAAAATTTGCAATCGTGTCTGATGCATATCCCGTAGAACACATAGAAAAACATACATTCCAAACAGACGAAGAATATAAAAACTTCCTGGCCGTATTCACGTTAGGGATGATGCAGCCTTGAAGCACAATAGGGAGCCGGTGTGATGTGGCATGTCGCTGTAATTCTGCTCTTACCAGGCCTTGGAACCTTAGCTTGGCTGTTGCGCCCATGACGACACAGGCTGAAATTATCGCCGCCGGCGCCGCGCTGCTCGAAGACAAGCCGATCAGCCGACTACTTCACCGAGGATGCACCGATTGGGAGGCAACACGATCGGCGAGAGTGATCGTCAAACACGTTCTGGACGTCGCCGAGAAAATACGGAACCGTAATGAAAAAGATTTTGCAACATGATGCGCTTGCGATCGCGTTCATGGTGGTGATTGCGGCCATCGGCATTTTGCTTTTTGGGAATCTGCCCTAGAGATCGAACGCCGAATCCGGCGGCGGCACCGGCGGATCGTCTCCAATCGCAAATGGCACAACCAACGCTAGCAAGACAATCGCTAGTGCGGCGATGAACCAAAAGATTCCTGGCTCATTTATCATCTCCAAACAGCCACCAGAGCCGCAAACGCGCCCAGCACAATAACGGCCATGAAAACCCGATAGACGAACGGCGCTGGCGGCAACGGTTTAGATAAATCCGGCCAACGGCGCGTCATCTGCTGGCATACCTTGTTCCGTGGGGGTTAACCACGCGGAAACCTCGCAAACTACGATTATGAACATGGGCGACGTGACCGCCGCTATTCGGATCATAGGCTAAGACGGTGCCATCACCATTTACGGCCTCGATATAAAACACGTGGCCCCATCGCCACGCCACATTGCCAGCCGCCGCTATGGCTGCCGGGAAGCGCCGCCAATTGGCGGCAAGGTTCAATTCCGGGATGATCCGGCCAAAGACCTTCAGGCTGACCCCGCAACCGCACCACGCGTGCGGGCACCCAGATGGCCGGGTGCCACCGATAATCCCCCGTTCATGATGCCGCTGGCCAGAAACGCGAACCGCCCTGCCACCAGGAGCCTCACTGGTGCGTTTTACTGAGCCTAAGCAGGCAATGTGCCCATTGTTGTCGGAAACGCAGCCGTTCGCCACCGTGGGCACTCTGTCTAGGGTCCGGTGAGGAACCGGATGCCGATAATGGTGGTGGTGATGCCGGTAGTGGTGGTGGTGCCGGGCCTCGGCTGGGGCAGAGAGGGCGAGGCCGGCGACCGCCAAGGCGGCCAGGGTAATTCGCGCGTATGCGAACGTCATGGTTTGTCCTCTGTTAAATGGGGGGCAAGCTAGGCGTGAACGCTAAGGCGAAATTTCCTTTGTGCTGTTTGGGGAGGGCCGTTTATGGCCGAAAGCTGCCGGCATGGCAACCCACACCGCATCATAATTATTGCACCGCGGCACGATACCGCTTCGGTGCGTGCCGACGCCAATTCTCACACTCGCGATCGACTTTGATCTTCGCGTCGGCGACACAAACCATGCAACGATATTTTGGGGAACGCCCACCGCCGCGCTTGTCGATGTTGTACCAAGCCATCGCGACGTTGTGTTTCGCGCAACGGGGCGACGGCTTTCGCGGAACGTCATCCATGTTAATGCGAAAGGTGCCCAAACAAAATTGACGCGAAATAGAACGCTATGGCAGCCCAGCCGAGCGAGACGCGGGCCGAGGGAATGTTGATCGCGGCGCAGCAGGCGAGCACAAATGCAAAAACCAGTAGGACCAGTCCTGTGTTCGGCATGGCGTTATTTCCTTTCGGGAGAGACGAGGGCTAGAAGTGGCCAAGCAAAACGAGAATCAAAACGACCACCAACACGATGCCGAGGCCACCCGGCACATACGGCCCATAGCCATATCCATGAAAGTAGGGCGACGCGACAGGCTGGCCGGCGACAGGGCCGGGCCGCGAACCGTACCACGGGCCAGGGACGGCACCGCCGACAAAGAAAAGTAAAAGGAATACAATTAGTATTAGTCCGAGCATGTGGCGTCTCCTTGGGTCAGTGAGAGCCTAAGTATTTTGGTCTATCTTATGTTCCGGCCGCTGTCTGTAACGTATCTTAGTCTAGGTGGATCACGCAGCAGTCGCCGTAGCCGGAAAGGTAGATGCCGACGAAGATGGCACCAATCACTATTACAATCAACGCGACTTGGGTGGCGAGGCTAAGGCGAATCATGGGTTAGCGTCGGCGCCCTTTGCCGTTTAGCTCGTGGAGCTCGTCCTTGATTTCCTGAAGCAGACGTATGTGGGTACGCATTATTTCCCCGAACGTATCGACTTGGCCATCAATGCTGCACATGACCCGGTAGATATCGCGCAGCGTTTCGAGTGCAGCATTTAGTGGGCCATCAAAATACCATCTGCCACTACCGAACATTGGTTCCTGATCGGCTGATATCTTGCGATCGCGCGTACCTCGATAGACCGCAGCCGCGAGGCCAGCGAGAATCACCGCCGCCGCCACAAGCTGCAAGAGAGGAAAAGGGCCAAGCTTGTCAACCCCCAGGTCTTGCATCGCTCATGGCCCGGTAAGCGGAGAGCAATTCTCCGATGGTCATAAAAAAATACAACGAGATACCAGGCGAAGGGACACCGTCTCTCTGTGACGTCAACAGAATAAGCGCGATGCCCATCTGCCCCCACATCATTGCCGCCGCGCCAGCACCCATCGCCCTCATGCGAGGACCGTGTTCTGGCCAGCTTCCGTTGGCGATCAGCGCCGCAATGCGCAGCAGCCCAAACGCCATGAAAAACATACCGACGTTCAATGGGTCAATGATGTCAAGCATCAATCGGAATGAACTTGCCTGCACGGCCCTCGGCCAGATACCTATTTCAATGGCCATTCCGAGCATCGAGAGGGTCATCACCCACTCGAATAGCCGATTGCGGCAATAGCTCATGAACGGGTGGGTCACGGGCAGCCTTTGCTAGTCGCTTTACAAATACGAGCCTGGGTATCACGGGACTGCGACTCTAATTCCTTAACGCGGTCTTGAACGAGGTCTTGCTCGCGCTATCAGCCTTTGCATTGGCCAATGCGTTCTGCTGTTGGTAAAGTAAGAACCGATCGAGCCCTACCGCTTGAGTATTTTGAACCTTGAGAAGTGGCTCTAGTTGCTGCAACACCCAATAATGAAATGCGGGGAGAATTGGATCAAGATAGTTTGCCCCGGCAACCGCACTAGGAATCCCGCCGAAAATAACCACTGCGGCGGTTATGGCTTTCACGGGATTGCGTTTAATGGAGCCTATCGTCCTCCGAAACAAAGAAGGCGGTGGCTGACGTTTTGCGCGCCTAGCCATTTCAGGCGCCTACGTTGGGGACCGGAAGAGGCGATGTTGCCGTTGTGATCTGCTCCTTGAGCATCACCACCGTATCATCGAGCAAGCCGTTAGCGTTCAACTCGGGCCATGTCTTTTTGATGAGCGGCATGTTGGCGTTGAGCAATTCGATGATGAGGTGCGAGCCGCCCGGCGTGTTGCCCTTGGCGAGCAACGCCATGATCTGGGAGCCGTGCTTGATGAAATACATTAGGATTGACATCGGTCAGGTTCCCTTGTTGTGGCCCGTAGTTTCTCAAGTCAGACATATTGGTGACCAGTTTGTCGATGCCGCCAAGTATCCTGCCGGCCGGCCCAATGATGGTTTCGGCATGGACGAATAAACCGCTGGCGTGCGCGAGCCACACGCCAGCGATAGGGATCCACCATACAACGCGAAGCTTCACAGCCAGCGCGACTGCGGCAGCAAACTCTCGATCTGAGCGACTGCCGACAACAGAGCAGCCTTGCCGGCTGGCGATGGGTCGTTCGCCAAGTTTGGCAGGTTATTGACCAGCGGCATGATGGCCGGCGGCACGCCGGAAATCCCGCCGATGGCGCTGACGATGGTGACGGCCGAGCTGGGGTTCTGCTCAAGCAGCGAGAGCTGATTCATAATCAGCGAGTTGGTTGTCGTCTTGCTGCCCATAGCATTGAGCATCGAAGTACCGGCGGCTGCGGTCGTCGGGTTGGCGAGTAGCGAAGTAACGGTGTCGATCCAAGACATGGTGGCCTCTCTCTGGTGTTGCGGCGAAGATTATTCTTCGCCTCTGGTTCAGTGGGGATGCTGGTCGGGTTGCCCGTTCCAAGGTTGCTGCGGGTGATCTCTCTGCCACTGCTGCATTTGAATGTCACGATACTGCTGTGACTGCAAATATATCAACTGTTGCTGCGCCGCCATCCCCTGTGCGGCTTGGGCTGCGGCCACCGGATCGTAAGCAGGGGCCACTGGAACTGGGGTCATGGCCGGCGCCGCGGGGCATGTGCAGGTCACACCAGTGCCGGCGTAGGTACACACGCAAGGACCGACTTGCGTGGGGGTCTGTGCCGAGACAATCGCTGGCGCAAACAGGATGGCGGAGGCGAGTAACAATCGTTTCATATTCAACTCCCTTGCACGGGTAAGGCGTTCAGATCGGCTTGCAGCGTCGCCAAGTCGAAGTTCTCAGGCGATATGCTATTCTTTAATGACTCAAGGGACAAGTACGCCACCGATTCGTCATTGAAAGACTGAGCGAAGGATGGCTCTATTTCTTGCAGGGCACCCCAAGTGACGCATACCAGATTTCCATTGGCGCGCCGTCCAACGCAGTTATGCACGAAAACTCCGGATCCAATCGCAAAATTATGATATTTTGGAACCTCCATGTCATATACATCATGCACCCCAGGGAGAACTTCAATCGCAACAACTTTGTGATTTATGTGAGGTCCATTCTTTATTCTTGAAATAACCGAACGACTTACGCATAGTTCATCCGCTAATTCAGCATTTCTTCCAATGGGCGCATTTTTTAGACGTTCCTCAACGTAAATAATCTGCTCTCTTGTAAGACGGGATACTTTACTTCCGTTTTGACGTGCTATCTCAGCTTTCTTTTCTCTAAACGCCGGATCAGTCAGTAGACGCTCTCTTTGTGTTTCTACCTTCTTCGCTTTTGCTTCAGGCGTCTGAGTTAATTTGATATTGATTGGACCAGTCTTTTTGCCATTTTGGCTTTGGGCTGCTTTGTCGAAGAAACCAGCCTTCCTATGCGCTGCCAATTTTGGATTGGTCTTTAGATGATTGATGTGCCGCTTCCGTCTGTCTTCATCGGCCCAGCTATCTGTCATAAGTTGCCTTGATCGATCTCGGCCTTTTTCACTTTTCACATATTGCGTTAGAGCATCCATATCGGCGGCGTGAAGCGCCCGATGTGCGTCCCATGACATGCGGATTAGATTATTAGGCGAGTTGTTTCTTTTGTTCCGATCATCATGATGTACGACTCCCCAACGTCTGCCGACAGCCTCTTCCGTAACGCGCCAGTGGGTAAATACCCACTCATTAGAGCAAGGGTCCATGATCTCTTCGTAGCCGAACATCTTGTGATAAGAACCATCCGACAGCCGCCGATATAAAGGCATAAGAGATGCGCCTTCGGTGAGTAGACCAGCCGCCAAATAGTATCCATCCCGAAGCATAATTAGATGATCGTTCGTACAATCGAACGATGATCCATCGTCAAGATGTATTCTGACAAGTGATCGTCCTCTTCCTGTCTGACGGATATTCGTTGCAAGAGCAGGAACGACGCGGTGAGATTTATCAATAGCGTACACCCATTGATTCTTTCCGAGTGCCGCTAGTTCTCCAATCGGTACATTTCGACCGTCAAGGAGACTGATGAGCGTTTCCCCGCGAAGGCATGGAACATAATGCCCCCCTTCAATCGGGCTACCAGGAACGACTGACCAAGGCTGTCCCGCATTGAACTGGGTCATCGCGCTCGCGGGGAACTGAAAACCGAAGCCGACCGCGCCGAACAGGTAAGTCGCCGCCATCAATTCGTTCACATCACCGACGGCCGGCGCGACATAGGCGTCGACCTTGTGCCGTACGCCGTTGGCGTCGATCAGGCCGGTCGTACGGCGGTAGGACGCCGCTTCCTGCATGTCGGTGCCCTGGTCGGTGGCTGGGTCGGCAGGGTTGAAGCCAGTCAACGCGGCGTAGTCGCTCAGCGCGCAGGTGTCGTTGAACGGCGCGATGCTACCGGCTTCCGCCGTCCACAGCATTGTTTCGTGATCGCCTCCGGCTAGGACGCAATCGCCGTGAGTATCATTGCCGAGGATGCCCCAGTAGTTCACCGCGGCGTAATGGCCGAACACCGCAGGCGCCGTCGGCAACGCAGCAAGGTTGAAATAGGTGCTCAGCTTGAAGCTGATGGCACCGGGACGGGCGTCAGTCTTGCCGAGCTTGTGGAGCATCGTTTTACTAGGAACGGTTGACGACGGACGGGACCGGCGCGGCGGCTTGCGCCGGCGCGTTCGGTCCGATGCTGGCGAGCACTTTGGTGGCGCGCGCCTGGAGAGTCTCGATCACCTTCGGGTCGGTGGGGTCCGCGCCGGTGAGGTTCTTGATCGTGTCGACGGCGTGGGTCTGCGCGTACTGCACCGCGCTTCGGATCACGTCATTCTTGACGTCGATGTTCAGTTTGCCGGTCAGGTCGGCCTGCGCCGTGCTTGCCCCGGAATGAAGACCGTTCTCGATCATCTGGTCGAGCCGTTCGCTCATCACCTGCGAAGTCTCGACGCCTGCCTTCTTGGCGAGCGCGATCAGCCACGCCACGATGAACTTGCTGATGACGGGAACGGCAACCACGCTTATCCACATCAAGACTTGGCCCGCGAGCGTGCCGGCGCTGATGGTGGTGCTGCTGGTAACGGGTCCGGTCGTCGAGATGGTGTTCTGCGTCACTGGTTCGGCGATCCGCGGCGTCAGGACGGGTACCGGGGAGGCGGTGGCGGCCGGAGCAGCTGCTGGTGCTGGTGTTGGCGCCTGAGCGGCGGCTCCAGAAACAAACCCAGAGAGCAGCGCGAAGGCGATGACCGTGGCGATCCTGTTCATCGGCGATTCCCCGTCCGTTGTGATGTGTTTACGTGTTCGGCCGTCTTCCCGCAAGACGGCGTCGATGGGTTCAGGTCACTTTTACCGTCACCAGCGGCGTCGCGACGTCGATGGTGATGGGGCCGATCTTCGGCAATTCGACCGCCTTCGGCCACCAGTAGCCCTCGAGCCCGAAGGATGACGCGGCCTTCGGCAGCCACTCCTCCTTGACCATATCGCTCTCGTTGCCGCCGAGCGTAAAGATGTGGGTAGAGGTTTCCTTTTGATAAAACCCGACGTGGCCGACGCCCTGCGCCCGCGGCGCGCGCCAATACACGACGATCGCGCCGAACGCCGGGCCGTCCAGCTTCACGAAGTTCGGGTCGTCGCGGAACGACTGCGACGAGGCGCTGCGGGTGCCGCGGACGCCGCAGCTCTCCAACGCCCAGTTCGCGAAGATCGCGCACCACGGTTCGCCGAGCGCGCCGGCGTGCGCGCCGGCAATGAAACGAGCCACGTCGGGCCCGCGATTGTCGCCGACCTCGTGGATGCCGATCTGAGTCCGGGCCAGCCTGTTCCAGGTCGGCTCGTCGCTGAGCGCCGACACCACCTGAATCGTCGCCGTCGGCGGCGCCGACGCAACGGCGTCCATCGCCGAAGCGGTCATGTGCCCGACTTCGCCGTCGGGCTTCAGGTTGTGCTTGGTCTGGAATCCTTGGACGGCCAACTTGGTCGCGTCACCGTAGACGCCGTCAGGGCTGACGGCGACGGCAGACTGGATCGCCAATACGGCGGGACGGTTTCCGGACCCGGCGCGAATGATGGACCCGCCGACGAGATCGACTATAGATGTAGCTGTCATCGTATCCTCACTTGTAGAAGTGTTGTACGTCAGCGCGCTCGAAGCAGCCGAGCAGCTTCCAATCGAGACAGCCGTCGGTGATGCCGATCCTCCGGTCGCGTTGGCGATGAGGGTATCTGCCGCTTGAGTAGCGAGAGCCGGAAGCGTGACAAGTCTAAGAAGCGCGAGGGGTAATCCATCTCGATATCCTATCAGTGCGGGAACGCGGGGTTGTTGAGTCCAACTACAGCAGCGCTGATGACTTGATCGACTTCGGTCCATCCAGGTGCAGCGTTTCCAACAACATTGTGCCAATCGTCGGTAGCAAGATTGATGAACGTCCCAGCGCCGCTGCCCTTGTCAGTTATCCTGTTTGCGTGCAGAGTTACGCGGCAGCCGCTGGCTTGATTTATTTTAGGGTTGGAATATGCGAAACCTGATGCTGCGCTAAAGAATACGTTGTTTAAGTTCATTGACGTGTCCCCACCGCTACAACCAAAAACCGTCGCATCAACATTGTTTAGAATCATATTCCCAGAGCTGACGTTTAGAGTTGCACCACCACTCACAGATACAACTGTCCCAGGGACTGCACCCAAAGCAACAACAAAAGAGGCCACGGTAAGATTCCCGCCTGTCATAACTAAAGATTGCTGTCCCCCAGAGCCTATTGTGGATAAATAAGACGATAGTGTAAATTCACCGGCTGCCATTATAATACCGTTTGAACCATCACAATCAACAGTTGACATTTCTCCGAATGTCGCTGCGCTAGACATGGTGATGCAGTTGCCGAAGGAATTTTCAAGGTTGGCAATCTTAAGATCGTCCATCCGCCCTATATTGACGCAGGTAGCTGAGGCAATGTATCCAGCCGAGCCTCCAAAGTTCCAGCAATGAACGCCGTCCATCGTTACTGTGTCAAGCGACCCGCTACCTGTAATTCCGTTACTATAAGCCCCACACTCGAAGTCTAGGATGAAGGCCCCTCCAGAATTTCCATTCATGCTCAGACATGTTCCAGCAAGAGACACTCTCATACGGAACATTTTGAACCTTGGATTGCCGTCGCAATTGATGCCTGTGGCGGAACTACTACCTAAGACGATGCCAAAATCTTGAAATATAGGGCCACCGTTCACTGAGGAGAAATTACAGTAGATGGCCGTCGAGACTCCGCTGGACATAGTAAGCACCGTCTGTGTTCTGCCATCCCCATACATATACTGACCAGAGCTAATACCAAGCGATGTCGTAACCGAACACGATCCACTCACGTGAACTGGATTTCCAGTATTAAGCGCATTTTGAATCAGCGTGTAGTCGCCGGAATTGTTCAAGCACGTTACGTTTTGAACTGCACCACCGCCACCACCGCCACCACCGCCACCACCGATGGCCGTGCATACGCCACCCGTGCAGGAAATCGTCGTTCCATCGCCCTCCATCGCGCCGAACGCCGCGTTGGTCGCGCGCGCGACGACGGCCGACCCGCCGATGGCGAGCGTCGTCGTGTTGATGCTGTCGGCGCCGAGCGCGTATGCGTGCGTAAAGGTGACGTTCGTGCCTACGACAGGGACGGAGAAATAGCTGCCATAGTAGTTCGTGTAAGTCGTCGCGCTCGACGCCGCAATGGTGTTACCGCCCCACGAGTCGGTATAGGCGGCCGCCACGGTGCCGCTGGAGCTGGTGTCGGTCAGCGTCGCGGCGACGTTCTTGTAGCGGACTCCGTTCGTGGTCCACGCGGCGGCGGCGATGTTGCCGCTGAGCCCGAAGCTCGCGCCGCTGACCGTCGTCGCTCCGGCTAAATTGGAAGTCCCGGTGGTAAGCGTGGTGAAAGTGCCCGCCGCTGGTGTTGTGCCGCCGATGGCAGGAGGCGAGGCGAAAAGAGTAGCTGGTGTAGATAAGCCGCTGACAGTTGTGCCCGTGCCGCCGTAGTATGCTAAATACCCGGAAGTCCCTGACGCGACGGTTCCTGATCCCGTGCTGCCTGTGCCGCAAGATGATCCGGTTCCCTGCACCGTTCCCGAAGAGTCAACAAATAAACATGAATTCCCGCCCGAGATAAGATTTTCTAGCGTGACAGCATGGTATAAAACGATCCCATTAATGCCGTATAAAGTCAGTCGGTCATCGAATGCACCGCCTAGGATTGCACTGTAATTCCCGATAGAGTTTGTGTTCGCCCCCGCTTGGTAAAAGTAGACGGCAGAACCATCGTTGGCATTTGTACCCCCGCCTTTTATAGATAGAATTTGCTGCCCTGTTCCTAGCCCGGTTACGAGGGACGAAAAAGCTCCGGCCGCTGGCGTCGTTCCGCCAATGGCGGGTGGAGTTGCATAATTCTGTGAAAAGAATGTACCTGGAGTTGTCGGCACACATGCCCCGCCAGAGCCGGGACAAACCGGGACTTGCCCCGCCGTAGCCGCCGCCTGCGAACCGCCAAGGCCGCCGAGCGAAAGTGGGACCGGCGAACTCAGAGCGTAGGTGACGACCCCTCCAGGGAAGCTGACGCCGAGCGGCGAAGTCGCGGCGAAAGAGTTAGCGGTGGCGAACGGGCCGACGGTCGCCCCGTTGATGCGCACGAACATGCCGGTGGTGGTGGTCCAAGTATCGCCGTTGACCGGAACGGTCGGCGCGGTTCCGTGCGGCAGGTTGAACCCGGCGGCACCGGTCGTCGGCGCGGTCGTGACGACCTTTCGGCCGCCGGGGAGCAGGTTGTTGCCGCTGACCGTCCACGGGTCAGGGACCGGGCCGGGACCGCCGCCGGACGGGCCGGGGCCTTGGGCGAGCGCGGGGACCGCGAACGCGAGGGCGAGCAGCGCGAGGAGGATTTTTTTCATTGGCCTACCAAACGACGACCGAATAATCGTGGGCATCATCAAGTGCATTTACAGAAGTGACCGTCGTCTGCCCAGCGATCAGCTCCCAGGTCTGTCCTGGTGCCAGGCCGAACGTGGTGCCGTTGGCGACCGTCGTCGCGTTGGCGACCGGGTTGACGAACAGCGTTCCGGCGGCGGTGGCCGGGTTCGTGATGAACCCACCGTTGATGCCAGCTGGCGCGGCGATGACCGGCGTACCGCCGGTGACCACTTGCGAAGCCGATCCTGGGACCGGGGTGACGGGAGGCGCGACGGATGCCATGTTGATAGCCTTAAGTTCCTACAGGCCCCAGCAGACGATGCTTCCACCACCAGCGTCCGTCGGCGGTGAGCCGCCGCCTGGCGCGTACATGCCGACCGCCACGCTGCTCGACGACGGCACGCCGGCATCTATGGCGACGTTGTAGACGCCAGAAGTCGCCTGGCACACCACGGTGCCGGAGATCGACGGGCTGAAGTTGACCGCGTACACGCCGGTCGCAGAGCGGGTCATGCTGCTGACGCCGAGCGACGCCAGCAACGTGCACGGGCTGCTGCCGCACGCCGACCAGATCGCGTATGCCTTGACGCCGTTCGGCACGTCCGAGTTGACGATGGCGCGACCCGCATAAGCGCCGGAGCCGCCGCCGGAAGGCGTGGCGATGAACTTCGCGCCGGAAGCGGAAGCCCACGCCAGCGCGAGCGTGCCGGCGCCGGTGACAGGCGAACCGCCGACTGTCATCTCGGCCGGGACCGACGCGGCGACCGACGTCACCGTCGCTGACTTCAGATTGCTCAGAACGTCGAAGTACGTCCCGTCGTACATGATCCATATCGGCTGGCCAGCGACGAGATCGCCGCTGGCCAACGCCACAAGACCGGAGCCGGTCGGCTTCATGAAGTGCGGCGGAGAACCGAACGAGTTGACGGTCAGCGTCGCGTCGCCGGTGTTGCCGACGTTCGGCACGTACTTGACGATGACGCCGACCAAGTCCGCCAGCGACGTCGCGTTCGGCAACGTGAGGGTCTGGGCGTTCGCTGTCCCGGCCCCGGCTCCAGCGTAGGTCGCCTGATCGGCGAACTGAGCAGCGGCCGGCGAGAGGCCTGCCAACGCCAGCGCGGCGGCCAGGGCGAGCGCGAAGAATCGTTTCATCATGGCTTGAAGCTCCACTGATTGCTGCCGTAGTAGGTGAACGACGCGCTCTGGCCGTTGACGTTGAGGATCTGCTGCGTCGCGCCGTCCGGTCCCGTCATACCAGCGGTATATGAGACTGTCACCGGATAGCGGTTGAAGTTCTTAGCCAGGTCGTCGATCCAGTAGGTTTGTCCAGCCTGCGCACCGGACGGCAGCGTGGTCGAGGACGCGCCGAGGCTCGTCGCCCGGTTGAGCCCGACGTGCCCGTTCGCGTCGGCGGTGGTCGTGACGAACGCGCCGCTGACCGTGACCTGCCGCACCGGGTAAAGCGTCGACGTCTGGAGCATCGCCGCCATCTGCCCGGCCGTCACCAGGTTCGCCGCGAGGTCGCTGGCGAGCCACGATTGGGCGTCGGTGCCTTCTTGCGCTCGAACGATGGTCAGAGCGTCGCCGGTCCTGGCCGTGCAATAGACGATCTCGGTGAGAAGCCCCGTCGCGGCGTCGTTGAACGTCAGAGCGAACTGCTGCCCCGCGCTCGGGTTGGGAAACAGCGCGCCCTGGCCGGACGCCACGTTGACGACGGTCGCGGAGGTCGAGATCGGCCCGGCCAGCGTGCTCGACGCGTCATTGGCGAAAATAAAAACCGACATTTATTGCTCCTGTGCCGTTGGCCCTAAATGGCAACACTGAATTTATACTGGAATGGAAGAATCAGCGCGCCGGAATCGACGGCCTCCTTGAAGATCGCCGCGAACGGCGGCGGGTCGGCGGCGGGGTGGAACGCGGTGGTCAGTGAGTTGTAGGCCATGCGGTTGAACCCAAACCTGTTGTAGAGCGCGCCGCCAGTAATCGACCGCGTCCCGACGCTGATCCTGATGCTTACCACAGAACCTGCTCCGAACGTAACGCTGATGATGTAGGTCTGGTCGACGTTCGGGGCAGAACCGTTCGCGCCCGTTAAAAACCGCATGACCCGGCGCTTGAGCCACCTGACGTTGAAAACGTTGCCGTCGCCCTTGTAGAAATTCCAGGTGATGATCCGCTTGAAGACGTCGTCGCTCGTCGCGGTCACGTTCGTCGGGCCGATCAGCTTGCGTCGGTTGAGCGGCAGCGTGTTGTAGGCATACGTGTTCAGCGGCCCGAGGTCCCGGTTGCGACCGGACGAGAGCGCCGGCCGGATCATGCCGTAGACGCCCTGAGCGACCCAGTCGAGCAGCGCCCCGGAGATCGACTGGCCGGTATAGACCGGCAGGCCGATGCTCGCGAACCAGTCGACGTAGCCCTGCGCCAGCCCGTTGTAGGCGGCGACGAACGACTGCAGGTCGTCGTCGTCGGCGTACTCTTGGTAAAGGTAAGACGGGATGACCGCCGTCAGCGTCGTCGGGCCAGCGGGAGGGAACGTCCCAGGCTGCGGCACCGGCGGGTACGGCGTCGGCGGCTGGAAGACCACGCCAGAGAACCTGTGCCCCGCCGTCTTCGCGTTGACGCTCACGTTCGTCGCCTGGCCGGGCGTGACCACGTAGTTCTGCCCTGGCTGGACAGCGATCGTCGTCTCGGTCTGGTAGGGCGACGCCGGTCCGGTGACGTCGAGGAACAACTCCTCGACCGGGTCGATGCCCTGGTCGGCCACAGTCGCCGGGTTGGTGATGATGCCTCCGGCGACGGGGCCGAAGATCGGCGTCACGGCCACCCCGGCCTCGAAGACCTTCGAGACGGCGGCCTTGTAGAGCGCGACGGGCGTTGCCATGCGTCAGCTCTGGTTCACGGTGACGCCGGCGATTGTGGCGCTGAAGTAGCTTTCCGGGTCGCCGATCACCAGCGAGCCGGTCGGCGCGGTGGCGACCCCGTTGATCGAGACCGAGAACGAAAGCGTCGAGACGAGTTCGCCCGCCAGCACCGGCGCGACAGCGGCGAGGAACACCGCGTCCATGACCAACAGGTTGATCGGCGCGCCGACGGTGATCGAGTTGAGGTAGGCTGCGATCGCCGGTGCCGCGAGCTGCGCGACGGCCGCCTGAGACACAAAGTTCGGCGCGGTCGTGTTCCACGACACCGAAACCGTTACCGTCTGGAGCGGCGGGTTGACGAACGTGATCGAGTAGATGTCGGGCTGGTCGTTGATGCTTACGGTCACGTTGCGGAGGTTCGGCGTCAGCACGCCGCCGCTGACGTAGGCCGGGTAGCCGGCCGAGTCGACGTTGATCGTGAAGTTCTTCTCGTCGACGACCGCGACGACGGTGAACAGCACGCCGTTGAGCGGCGTCATCCCGACGACGCCCGAGAGTTCGGCCTGCTGGCCGACCGCGTAGCCGTGGTTGATCGCGGTCGTGATCTGGGCGTTCGCCGCCTGCGTGATGGCGGTCACCGCCAGGGTCGACCCGACGATGGTCGAGACGTCGAACAGGCCCATGTAGATCGCGTAGCCGACCTGGTAGGGATCGCCGCCGCCGCAGATGACCTCCCAGCCGCCGCCCGGCTGCTGGACTACCGACACCAGCCGCAGCTGGACGCCCGGCACGTTCGAGAGCTGCGTCTTGAGCATCGTCGGCGCGCCCTGGCATATCGCCTGCCCGGCCTGGAGAACGCGCGCGCGGTACTGCTCCTCGGTTTCGGCGGCCGCTCCAGACACGCCGGCTTCCTGGTTCGTGCACGTCAGGATCACGTTCGACGGCACCTGCGTGACGAGCTGGGTCACGGTGTTCGTCGGCACCGCCCAGGACCCAGCGACCGTCGCGAGGCAGAACAGCGGCAGCGACAACCCGTCCGACCCGGTGACGCCGCCGTCCTGGACGACGTACTGGTAGACGCCGTCAGAGACGGTGAACCCAACCGCGAGCACCTGGCCCGGCAGCGGGTTCGAGTTGGCGTCCTCCGCGAAGAACGTCACGAACGCGCTGGTGTTGGTCGGGACTCCGGGGGCCGCTCCGGGGCCGATGTAGACCTGCCCGAGCTGGAGCAGCATGAACGCGTTCGCGCCGTAGGGCGTGATCGAATTGATGGTCTCGACCCGGGCGCTGTCGCAGACGGCGAGGCCGCCGACCTGGGTGCTCGACACGTCTTCGATCAGAGATCCCGGGAGCGTCGCCGTGTAGCCGGGGGTCACGTCCGCGACGGCGGCGATCAACGCCGCGAGCAGCGCGGCGGGCGGCGTGGGCTGCGCGCCGGCGGCGGTGACGACGACGGGGATGTCGGTCATGTCCTACTCCGGCTCGTCCTGATCTGATGTGCTAACACAGCGACCGGCGCGAAGGTAGCCGTGCCATCCACAATGCCCAGAGCAATTTATCGACGGCGCGAACGTCGGCGCGGTCCGGTTTCCGTCCCATGTCCATTGTGGTCGGCCGCCGTTATTCCCCTGCGGGTCGCGTTTGATGCCGTGCGCATGGGAATGAGGTCCTTGGGCGATCAGGAGGTTCGCGCACGGGGTCTTCGGCAGCCTGGGGTCTTTCCCTCGGTTGTAGCCGACGCAGTCGAAGGTGAACCGCGCTGGTTTCTCGCCGTCGTGGCACGGATCGCCAGCCAAGGTCATGAACCGGACGTTCGCCGCCGTCATATCGGCACGTCCATTGCGCGCATAACTGTCTGCAAAAAGTCTATGGGATTTTTTGCACCCTTCTTACGATTGCACGTTGGACATGTCAGTTGCAGATTTTCATCTGCATGCCTTCCATCTAAAGCAAGAGGCATGTAATGATCTAGATGATGTCCAACTTCGTACAGATTAGAAAGGCAATATGGACACTTCCCTCCTTGTTCTGACAGAAGAAGTTGTATTAAACCTTTTGACGTTGTTCCAACAATACCTTTTTTTCTAGCTCTACGTCTGTGATCTTTTGCCTTACATAGATCAACATTTTTGGCATAGTATTCAACGCTGTAATGCGGATTTCTTAAATGCCATGCCGCCGATCTAGCTAGCATTTCTTCTGAATTGCATGAGTAGTAATTTGCATTATAGGATTGTATCCTTCCTGCATTTAATTCCCTATACATCTTTCGTTTCATTCTTATTTTGGCAGCGTGTTTTTTTGTTGATCTGATTCGATGCTCAGGGTCCCGACGAAGTAATTCATTCTGATATTCTTTGCAGCATCCTTTGCACCATAAATGCAGCCCATCGTTTGCGGCCGCCATTTTGAAGAACTCCGCTGCTGGCTTACCGATTGAACATCTGCGGCATTTTTTATCTATTAGATTCATTGATTAAATCGGGACGCTTGCAGCGATCCGAACTCCCTGGTTCGTCGTGACCGCGATGTCGTAGGTCGGGTTTGCTTGCGCCGCCCGCTTCGCCACGATCAGGCTTGCGAAGTATTTGGCGAACTGCTGCTGGGTCCTGGCGACGTAGTAGTCCGGCTGGACCTGCTGGACGACCGACGGCTTGGCGGGAATGCCAAAATTCGCATAAAAAGGAGATTCGCCAAGATTTAACAGCAGAACTTGGCAAAGAGTTGTGAGCCATACATAGTCATTGCTTCCGTCAGGAGCCGTCTGCACGACCACCCATGTCTTCGATCCGTCTGGATTCGAAACCCTCCCATAGGTTCTCATATCGCGTTCCTCGCAGTGATATTCTTACACGAGTCCTTGCGACTTTGCATCTAGCGTGCCTTCGTTCTAAAGCGCGTATGGCGTCAGCGTGAGCGACCAGTCCGCCGGCGTAAGTGCGGTCAGCGCGCCGGTGGTTTTGTTCGGGACATTAAATGCGGCGTTCGACGTGATCAGCGTCAAATCAGTGGCGTCGAGCACGATTGCGGCACCGGTTAGAATCACGCCGAACATCGCAACGTTGCCGATGCTGTAGCCCGCGTTCGCGGTGAGGCAGGTCATCGTCGCTCTGACATAACTCGGTACAACGCCAAGGCCGTGCGCGTGGACCGTCACGGTGGAGATCGCGTATGGACTCACCACGAGAGCGGAACCGACCGTCAACTGCGATGGCAAGTTTGTTAGCTGCGACCCGTCGACGGCCGGGAGCTTGGCGCTCCCGTCCAGGGCGATCAAGTCCCCTGCGGCGGTCCCTATATTTGCCGTCGTGAGGGCATCGTGGCCGCCCACCATCGCGGTGCCGAACGCGGCCGCCGGCGACGACACCATCGCGCCGGCGATGACGTTGTTTCCGGTCACGTCGGCCGACGTGGTTATCGGCTGGCTGTAGGTGCCGCCGCCGGGGTTCTTGATTTGCCCGGTGAGTTGGGCGTCGCTCTGGATCGCGGTCGGCTTGCCGGCTGGCGGCGCGACCGTCACGCCGTCGGCGTTCGTCGTGATCTTCGACGTGCCGGCCAGATTACGGATGATGACGCCGTCGGGACCGTAGAGCACCAGCGCGTTCGGATCGTCGCTCGCCGACCATCCGCTGTTTCCGATCGGAAAGAACACCAGCGTCGAAAGGTTGCCGCGCAGCGATAGATCGGCGACGCCTCCGCCGAGCCCGCTCACGCCGCCGAGGTAGGCGTCGGCCGAAACCACGAATCCCTTGCATCCAACTTGGATCGGATAGCGGATGTATTCTGACCCGAGAAGCGGCATCGTTACGGTTGTCAGCGTGTAGGGGCTGTTCGTGGTCTTCGCGATCTCAAACTTCACCGTCACGATGCCGGAGCTGACGACCGCGACGACCGAAGCCGGGAGGGCCTTGCCGAACAGGTCGATGGCGCCGCGGACCTTGCGCTCCGCGAACTGGTTGAGCGTCCGGGCTAAAGCGGTTTTTTGGCTGTTGTCTGGCATCAGGCGGCAGCCTGTTTGAGCGGCGCGCCCTCGAACACACTCACCCAGGCATCTGCTGATGCCTGCCGGAAGTTTCCGACGTGGCGCGCGCTGACGATCTGGAATCCGCCCTGGAAGGCCACCGCCTGGTTGACCTGCGACGTCTGCGCCGCCGCCGTGTTCGTCGTCACCGCCTGCGGGAGCGAGACGTCGTCACCGACGCTGATGTCCGCGCGCATGACCGTCTTGATCGAGATGTTCGGAGCTTCGATCCATGTCGGCTGCCCTATGAGGTCTTCGAACGCGATCGGCTTCTGCGCGCTGGCGGCTCCCGAACCGTCGAAGATCGAGAACGCGTTCTGGCCAGGCACGATGGTAACGCCGCGGTAGTTCGCGGTCTTGATGACGTCGCGGCTCGTCTGGGCGACGTACTGCGCGAGCTGCTCGAGCGTTGGGAAGTAGGCGACCTCGTCGTTCGGCCGCACGATGCCTGCGTTGATGTTGACCGTCACTGTCGAACCGGGGAACGCGGTCGACAGCGTCGACTGGAGCGCGCCCGCGAGCGGCGTCCCGGCCTTCCAGTTGAGAACGATGTTTTTCGGCGCGGCCAGCGTGCCGAGCCCGCCAGTAGTCGACGACGACGCCTGCCCAGGATTGATCACCAAGTCGAGCGTCCGATCGACCCCGATCCAGTTGCCGAAGGCCTGGAAGACGTAGCCCTGGACGAGAAGCCCGGACTGGGCCGGCTTCGCCAGCGGCAGACCCTTCTGCATGCCGCCGAATATCTTGATGTTCTTGCCCTTCAGGTCGTTGGCCTGGCTGATCTCCTGCTGGCTGATCCCCCACACGCGCGCCAGCGCCGAGCCCTGCGGGGTAGCGGCCCCGATGACCGGGACGTCGAGTTCGACGTTCCATGCGCCAGGAAGCGTCTGCCCGTTGACGAAGCTGGTGTAGGTCGCGCCGCCGAGAAGCCCGTCGAACCCCGGCGGGGTGATGACCTTCCCGCTCGACGGGTCGCTGATTTCTATCCTATAATAGCGAATTGGACGGCCCTCCTGTTATAAGCGGGAGGGCCGTCCTGACCACGACGCGATATGAGCGCATCATGGCTAAGACAAAAACGCCCAAGCAAAAGGCGGCTCACGCCGCTTATATGCGACAATATATGGCGGATCGGCCGAAGAAGCGTAAGCGCGCTTCGAAATCTCGAATGGCGAGAGCTAAAGCCGAACTTGATGCCAATCCTAAAGCTGTCAGGGCAAAAAGAGCCGCGCACACTGCCAGCTATAGAGCGAGACATCCAGACCGAGTTAAAGCCGATTTGAAGTCTTGGCGGGCCAGGAACGGCGCTGCTTTTCGCATGTATGCTCGCAATCGACGAGCACTTAAAGCCAAGTCTAACGGCGTTCATACCGAAGATGATATTGCGGCGAGGTTCAAGGCCCAACGAGGACGCTGCGCCTATTGTCGAAAGTCTCTTAACCGCGGCTATCATGTCGATCACATTATCGCGTTGTCGAAAGGCGGATCGAATTAGCCAATCAATTTGCAGCTAACGTGTGACTCCTGCAATCTCAGGAAGCACGCGTTTGATCCTATTGATTTTGCTCGCAAGAATGGACTCCTTTTGTAGGTCAAGGCGTGACTTCAAACTGATTCGCGGCCTGGCGGAACACCATCGTCGAGGTCACGAAGTGGCCGCCGACCAGGTCGATGTTGTAGGACGCCGCCCCGAACACCGTCGCCGATCCTGGGTCGGCAGCGACCGGGTAGGTGAACGTCGATGGCCCGGTGATGAACGCCTGGACCTTTCCGTTGTAGGCGTCAGGCGAAGCCCCCGAGACCGTTAGCTGGACTGTCTTTCCGACCTTGTAGCCGTGCGGGGCTGCTGCCGTCGCCGTGACCATGCCGGCCGCCCACGAGAGGCCCTGGAGCGTGACCCCGGTCGGCGAGCCGACGAGCGCGGTCGAGAGTTTGAGCGACCCGTCGGGAGCGTAGACGTTGACGTACCAGCGGCGGCCGAACAGGTTCCAGGTGACGATGACGGTGTAGATCACGCCGTCGAGGGTCGCCTGAAATTGAAAAGGCGCGAGGACAGTCGGCGCGAAGTTCGTGATCGTCGTCATTGCGCCCCCGGTATCGAGGCCGCAGTCCCGCTGCCGGCCGGGTTCGACGCCGCCGGGATGATGCTCGGCGCGGCCACGCTCGCCGGGTTGCCGACGGTCGGCGCGAGCCCGGACCACGACGGCACGCCGTCGATCGCGGTCCCGTTCGTGATCTGGCTCATGAGGTTGTTCTGTGCCTGCTGGGCGTCGGCGAGCGTCAGCAGCGGTTTCTCGAAGTCGAGCTGCCAGGTGTTCTGCGCCTGCTTGTCGTCGGCGGCCGACGTGTCGCGCATGCCGGTCATCACGCAGTTGACGAAGAAGAACGACGGGGTCGCGATGGTGTAGGTGCCCCCCTGCGCGTTGTGCTGCGAGAGCGTCGCCTGGAGCGCCAGCATCGTCGCGAGTTTCGTCGCGTAGGAGCCTTCGGCGCTCGCCGGGCATATCATCCTCATCGAGATCGCGAGCGGCTGGGCGATGACCGAGTTGGCCGCTATCGCCGCGTTGGCGAACGGGTACTTGCCGATCTGCTGGTCGATGATCGACGAACCGGGCAGCGGGCGGAAGTTCGCGAAGAACCCGTCGAGGTCGTCCAGGTTGTCGCCGCCGGAGAGCAGCCCTTCGGTGAAGTTGATGGCCTCGGTGATCGAGATGATCGGCAACGCGCCGCCCGGGATGGCCGTGGCGATGCCGCCGGTCAAAATTATGGGGCTGAGCTGAAAGCTCAACTTATATGCGGCGAGGCCCGGAGAGATTCCCATGTCAGTTCTTCAGCCCGTTGACGGAAACGGCCGCGTTGCCGCCCGTGTTGTTCTCCACCGACACCACGATGGGCGTGTAGCCCTGCATGTGCTGGGCGCGGTCGATGTACTTCTGCGTCTCGCGCGGCAGCACCCCCGCGTTGTCTCCCGACGCCCGGTAGCGGTTGGCAACTCCTGGTCCCGCGTTGTAGGCCGCGAGGATCTCGTTGGTGTTTCCGTGGTAGCGCCGCACCAGGTCGGCGAGGATCGTCTTGGCAACCGTCTCGTTGTAGGCCGGGTCCTTGAGCCGCGACGGGTCGAACCCGTACTGGCGCGCGGTGCCAGGTTCGATCTGGTAGCGCCCGACGGCGCCCGCCGGGGAGACGGCCTGGTCGCCGCTTCCCTCGCTGCGCCGCACGATGCCGAGCAGGTTCGCTCCCGTCAGGGAGCCGAGGAACTGGCCGCCGAGCGTGTCGGTCCCGGCGGCCCTTCGGTCCCGCAGGATGCGCGAACCGCGAAGCATCTCGTTCCAGGTGTCGTGACCCTCTTTCTCGCCGAGCAGGCCGCCCGTCGTCGCGCCTTCCGGGCTTTTGCCGACGACCCAGGCCGCGAACTGCCCGACGGCTACCGCCGCGTTCCCGAGGTTGACGGCGAAGTCCCGGACGTTTTTTTCGAACTCCGGCGTCCCGATGTACTTGGCGAGCTTCTCGAGACCAACGTCCAGCGCTGTGATCCACTTCTCCAGCGTCGGAGAAAGCAGGAACGCCTTTACGACCTTCTCGAAGGACTCCGACAGCTTTGTCAGTCCCGGGGCGAGCGGCGCGAGGCCGCGCACGAACGTGTTCTCGATGCCCTGGCCGGCGCGGGACATCTGCGTGGTGAACTCCTGCCACCGCCTGGACACGTCGCGCGGCAGGTCGAACTCGCCGCGGTTTGCCCCGTACTGGCCGATCAGTCCCTGGAACTCGCCCGCGCTCGTGCGCTTGAGCCGACGCAGGTCTTCGACGCCGAACCCAAGCTCGCCCAACCGCCGCGCGTTGGCGACGAACCCGAGCTGGCTCTCGTCCGTCCGGTCGACCAGGCGTTTGACGCTCTTTAGGACCTCGACGGACACCTGCGCGGTGCTGCCCTGGAGCTGGTTGCCAGACAGGCCCGCCCCGAACAGTGCCGTCCTGTTGCCCGCCAGCGCGGTGCTGACGCCTGACAGGAGCGTGTCCGGGTCTATCAGGCGGCCGAAGTTGGTCTGGAACGCCCGCTGCTCGCCGTAGCCCGTCCCGAGGCCCAAGGACGACCGCCGCCCCGACGCCACCCCGAGCGCCAGGCGGTCGATGCCGAACAGACCTCCGGCGCCGACGAGGCCCGACACAATCCCGGTGATCGACGCCCACTTCAGGAGCTGCCCGGTCATCGCCCGGATGTTCCCGGCGACGTTGCTCGTGCTGCGCGCCATGCTGCGCCACAGCGTCGAGGCGCGGTCCAGCTCGTTGACGTTCTTCCGCTGCTCGGTCGCCGCCCGGCGCGTCATCTCGTTCTGGGCGAGCATCGCGGCCGCAATGGCCTCGAATCCCTTCCGGCTGCCCTGGATTTCCTTGCCAGCCGCCGCCCACGCCCCGGGAGTCTTCGCGAGCGTCGCGCTGTATTTTTCGAACAGCGCCGCGAACGCCTTGAACTTGTCGTCGTTCAGTTCGACGTCGATTATGCTACGCACCGTCATATCGTAATTCCTGGTGCCCGACGTAGCAGGGCACGCCGTTCGGGCGGAAGATAACATAGACGTAGGAATCGGTTCTGCCGTCGGCCATTTAACCACCCCGCATCGCGAAGGCGAGCGTGCTGTACCGAGAACGATACTCGTGCGCCGAGGCAAACTCTAGGCCGCCGCCGAACTGCGCGATGTAGTCGGGGAAGCCTTCGTTGGCCGCCCAGCTTAGACAGGCAGCGACGACGGTTTCCCGTCCACGACCACAGTCGCAGCCTTCGGCGGTGCCGGCTGCGGACCGGCCGCATGAGCAGATTCCGGTCCGCCAGAACTGGCGGTCCCGGTCGACGTCCCCAAGGAAGCTGTGAACTCCGCACAGGTCGACGATGAGGTTCGCGCACCCCAGTACCCGACAGCGGTCTCCAGCATCTCCCGGCGCGCCGCGCGCCGCAGCATCGCCGAGACCACAATAAAAAAAACGATGGCGTTCTCGACCTCCGCCTGGTCGTCGGGCGTCAGGAGCTTCCGGTCGACCGCGATGTTGAGCGGGATCGGCCGCCAGGCGCCGTCTTCCCCCGGCGCGACCACGCTGGTGAGCCGACGCATCTCCTCGACCAGGCCAGCCTGCACACCTTCCGGGCCGTCCCACGACTTGTCGACCTCCGCGATCTTCTTGAGCAGCAGCATGGCGACGGCGGGTCCGGCGGCGGCACCGAGGCCCTGGTTGAATATCTGCGAGAACGTCTGCGAGACGATCAGGAAATACTTCTCGAATGTTTCACGTGAAACAGGCGTCGAGTGGACGTAGCACCGGACCGTCTGCTCGTCGTCGCCGTAGACCGGCACGATCAGGTTTAGAGCCTTGTCGATCTTCATGTTGCCACCCCTGTTCTTGGCGCATGTAGTTTAGCCTGAACGTCCGGTCGATTCATAGCTGCCTTGGTCGCCGCCGCTATATTCGCACACAGTTCCGGTGACCGCTTCCATGAACGAAGCTTTTCGATTGTCTCGGACTTTACCTCGTGGCCCATCTTCGCCGCGCTGATCGCGGCTCCCCATGCCGGATCGCGTTTCTTTCCACGGTGCGCATCGCCTATTGCCGCGCGATGTTCGGGACTCAGCTTGCGATTCAGTTTCGCGGCGCGCTGCTTCGCCTTGGTATCGGCTGAGGCCTTTCGGCCTACACTGTATTTATTACCTATTTTTGTCGCACCCATTTTTGCCCTGGCTGCTGCCGACATTTTAAGTCCAGATACGCCTTCTCCGCCGTCAGTCATGTTGACCAAGGGACCGCCGTTCGCTTCGCGTCCGATTGCGGCGATGAAGGCAATTTCCGTCGTGAACGCTTCGCTTTCGGTCAGTCCTTCTCGAATCTTAACCTTCGGAAGTTCGCCGCCAGCGCGCCGAACTATATTTGCGAGATGTGGGTTTGTGCTGCGCCATTCGTGTTTGAGCCACCGTTTGCCCCACCCTTTCCCGACGTAGCAGGGGACGCCGTTCGGGCGAAAGAACACGTAGACATAAAAATCACTGCGGGCGGTCATGCCCGCAGTATAGCAGGATTTAATTCCACAAGGCAGAATTTATGTAATAGATGCCCTTGCACGTCACGCCGTAGAGCGGGGTCGAACCGCCGAAGCTCAGCTCGCCGACGTTCTGGATCGACATGTTGGAGATCTGGTACTGCCCGAGGCCGCCGCTGGAAACGTCGGGCCACACGGTGCCGTCCCCGATCAGCGACGACGATTCCATCTGGTTCTTGTACGCGTCCGACAGCGGCTGCGTCTTGAGCAGCGGGATGACCACGCTGATCATCATGTACGGCTGCGGCGACTGCACGAGGCCGGTCATGGTCTCGTGCTGCTGCGACGCCTCGCCTTCGAGCCGAAGCGTGATCCCCGCCTTGTCGAGGAACGACGGCGTCACCGTCAGGGCCGGGAAGCTGGCCCACACCACCGACGCCTTGAGGAGGTTAAGCGTGCCTTGATCGACGAGCGGGTTGCCCATGTGGTTCTCCTCAGCCGGTCACGAAGTTCGAGACGGCGACGTTGATGGTGATGGAGTCGAACCCCCGCAGCGGCGTGTATTCGACCGACATGCCGTCGTAGATGCCCGCCTTGTAATCGTTCGGGTTCTCGGTGCTGTAGGCGATGAACGGCTCTGCGTTGACGACCGTGTAACCGACGTAGGTGTCGGCGTCGAGCGCGGCGACGTAATCCGGGGCCGCGAGCGTGGTCGGCTTTACCGGGAAGAGCACCAGGCCGTTCGTGATGCCGGTGTTCATGGTCGACACGCCGACCTGCTGCAGGCCGTTGATGCCGGGCTGGTTGTAGTAGACCGGGTTGACCGGGTTGTTCGAGCCGTTGATCAGGTAGGCGGTCACGTTGCGCGCCAGGTTGATCTGCGCCCAGTCGATCGAATACCAGTAGTTGAACGGGTTCCCGTCCATCGTCTCGCCGCCGATCAGCAGCGTGGCGGAGATCCCGCCCTGCGCGCCGGTCCCGACCACGTTGACGCCGGCCGCGTTGAGCTCCGAAAGGATCGCGGCGTTGCCCTCGGTCTGGAACGGCGTCACGCCGAACAGGTAGGAGAAGTTGAGCGGCGTCACCTTGTTCGACGACGACGGCTTGTAGTTGAGCGTCACCCAGAAGTCAGCCGCGTGGCTGAACTCGGTCGACGGCACCCCGGCCGACGCGTACTGGCTCATCACCAGCGTGCCGAGCAGGCTTTCGGCTCCGAGCGCCGCCGGAACCGCGTAGACGAGCGTCTCGCCGGTAGTGCCCTCGATCGCGACGAAGGTCCCGTTGTAGCCCGCCGGCAGGCAACCGGCGATCTGGAAGCTCTGCCCGACCGCGATGCCGTGGTTCGTGGTCGTCGACGCGGTCACGGTGCCGCCAGCGCTCGCGTCCAGGTCACCGAGGACCGTTTCGGCTCCCGGGTTCGTCGCCAACGCGTAGATCAGCGCCTCGGCGGTCGTCCCAGGCAGGGCGATGAAGCTGCCGTTGTAGCCGGCCGGCGTGCATCCCGAAATCGAGAACAGTTGCCCCGGCTGGACCCCGTGATCGCTGGTCGTGGCAGCAGTAACGGTTCCACCGCCGGCGGCCGACCAAGCTATGGCGGTCAGCACGTTCACGCCCCACGCGGCTGAGTACGCGATCGCGGTCAGGACGTTCGCCGGCCAAACGGAGTAGTTCGGCGCCTCGATCATCAGGTCGACGCACTTCATGGTCGCCTGATAGTTCGTCCAGTTCTGCAGGGTCGAGGTGACGAAGAAGTAGGTCAGTGCGTCCGTCGCGTTGAAGTTCGCGAGCATCGCGAGGAAGCTCGGGTCCGAATCCCAGTAGCGCGGGACGAGGTAGGAGTAAAACGTCTTCGGGTTCTGCGCGATCCATGCGGTCAGGAACACGACGCCGTCGGCCACGCTGCCTGCCCCAAGCTCGAGGACCGTCACGGCCTGGGCCCGCCCTTGCGCGAAGAACGTCGTCGCCATCTGGACCAGCTCGCCGACGTCTTCCGGCGAATAGACAATCGTCCCGGTCGCCGGCGACGTGGTGCCGGACGGAACGACGAACGTGAAGTGGGTCGTCGTGGTGATCGTGCAGAGCTGCGCACCGTTGTAGGCCGCCTGGTTCGCGCCGAAGATGGTCAGGTCGATGACGTCGCCGATGGGGAACCCGTGCGCGGCCGCAGCAACGGCGGTCGCCAAGCCCCCCGACTGGCTGATGCCGGTGAGGGACAGCGCGCCCTTCAGGATCGGCGCGAGGTCCCCGTACTGCGCCAGGAGCGACTTGGTCCCGGGGGACGTGTTCGTCGCGCCCTGGGAGATGAACGCGCCCTGCTTCTGCAAGGTCGAAGGCGCCGGCGCAACTTGCAAGCTGACGACTACGTTGACGATCGGGTTGCTCATGTCGCTGGCATCCTTTTAGGGCGTTGAACGATTGGCCGCGACCGATCAAGGCCGCGGCGTGATGGGTCCCTGCGCCAGGAAGACGGTCGGCGCGCCGTAGTTCTGGATGACAGGCGACCTGACCCCGCTTTGATCGGCGGGCGGCAGGCCGTTCGGTCGAACGACGATGATCGGTGCTGTCTGCGGCATGGATTTCTCCTTTAGGTCGCGCCTGTCCGGTTTAGGTCAGCTTGAGGCCGATGCCCCACGTGGTGGCGCCGAGCGCGCCTGCTGCTCCGTAGACGGGGCCAGCCGTGGCGATCGCGGTGGCTCCGACGGAGATGCACCCTGCGTTGAGGATCAGGTTTCCACCGGCGGTGGGGGACCAGCTGATCGCCGCCGTCATGGCGGTGCCGGTGCTGTCCACTCCGTTGGCGAAGATCGAGTCGAAGATGTAGTTGCTGCGGTCCACGCTGGCAGCCGCCGCCAGGATGTGAACGTCGCCCGCGTCGCTGACGAACGACTGGAACAGCGAGTTCATGATCCGGTTGCGGGTGGTGCCGCCGAGGAACTCCATCGTCGCGTTGGCGTTGGTCGCGCGGACGACCGTGTCGAGGCCGAAGGTGCAGCCCGTGAACAGGTTCTCGCCTTGGCCGCCGATGGTGATCGACCGCATGGCGGCCAGCGCCGCCGTGAGCAGGTCGCCGCCGCCGAGGAACTGGCAGTTGGTGTAGTAGTTGCGCCCGCCCAGTTCGGCCCAGCAGATCGGAGAGGTCGGCGGCGTGAGCGTGCCGTCGAAGCCGTAGAAGGTGCCGAGGTTGACGAACGAGCAGCCCTGGGCCGTCACGTTGACCATCGGATGGAACGCGGTCACCTGGGCCTGGGTCAGCCCGGCGGCGGTGGAGATTCGCGCCCGGCCGTTGTCGGACGGGGCGGCCAAGCCGACAAGCGACACGCCGTTCTTCGCCCAGTTGAGCGGGGCGGTCAGGTGGGCGGTGCCGTCCAGGTAGACCACGTCGTTGTTGTTGGCGACCGCGGCGTTCTGCGCGGCGGCCAGCGACGCGAAAGGCGCCTGAGGGCTTCCGGAGTTGTTGTCTCTGCCGGTCGTGCCGTTGACGAACCACGAGTTGCCGGAAGCGTTGGCGATAGAGACGGGGATGGGGTTCTGGGGCATCGGAAGGCTCCTGGTGCTATGCGGCCACGAGGCCGCCGATGTTGAACGCGGGGATCGCGGACAGGATCATCTGGCGCGCGACGTCGTTGATTCGCTCTTGGTAGTAGCTTATTTCAAAGTCCACCACCTTCTTCATCGCGATCGTACCAAGCTCGGCCTGCGTCCGCTTGTCGTCCCGGACGACCGGCTGGCTCATCATCCCGATCACCCCGTAGTCGGCGCTATATTGATTGACGCAGGCGACAAAGTCGAGGGCGCTGACGTTCCTCGTCCCCCAAATCGTCACCCTGACCTTGTCGGCGACGAGCTGGCGAAGCGTTCCTCGGCCCCCGACGTGCTGCGTCATCGACAGCGCGCGCGTCGATTCCGGCGCTATGTGCACCGCCGCGAACGGCGGTTCGATGTTGTCCGGCACCAGGAACGACGGGTAGATCGGCAGGCTCGGGTTGCCGTAGCCGTAGAATGGCTCGTAGTTGTTCAGCGAGAGCCACGCCGGTAGGCTGTTCGACACCACCAGGCTCCGGTCGAAGCCCGCAATCGAGTCGACGAGCTGCGTCGCCATGTCCGGATAAACCGCGACCCCGACGTAGTGGAACAGGTCCGCCTGACGGTAGAACGACCCCCGGCTCGAAAACGCGAACCGGACGCCTTCGAACTCCCCGACGTAAAGCTCGTTCGGCGCGATGCAGTTGAGGTCCTGGACTTCCTGCTCCGACGTGAACACCACCCGGTTGAACCCGAACGTCTCGGCCTCGTCCTGACGGGTTTCGGTCGCGTAATGGAACGAACCCTTCGCGACCAGGGTCTTGGCGGCTGTGATGAGTTTCGGAGACTGGTTGTAGGCCGCCGCGTTGAACTTCAGCGCGTTGTAGAGAGCGCCTTCGGACACCAGGTCAGCGCGCACCCAGAAGGCCATCCCGTCGAGCGGCAGGATCAACCGGACGTACCGGGTAAACGTAATGGTCTGGTTGAGCGAAAGCTGGTCGACCCCGGCCTTGAGATCGGCGCCGAGCGGCGTGCGGGCACGGGCAGCTTCGTCGGCGCTGGCCATCAGTCGACCCACGATTTGAAGTCGTCCTGATAAAGGCCCGTGTCGATGAAACTTTTTCTAGCCTCGCGCTTCTGATACGGCTTGGCCATCCGGTGGTTGACCCCGCGCAGCGCCGCCTCGGTCGGCACGCCGGGATAGCCGAGGGATTCCATCTCTCCAGCGTCGAGGAACTTGCGGAACCGTTCGTCAATCTTGTTCTCGGCCGAACCGAAGGCCGATGCGTCCGGCGGCGCACCCATCAGCAGGCTTTCGAGCGCGCCAGCGAGTCCTTCTTCGAGGTCGGCGGCGATTTCGCTGCCGTGGATTTCAAAAAATATCTCCATAGGATGATACTTAGCTTCCAGGAACTCAGCTACGTCGCCCGTCGACACGCTCTTGGACACGCGCCGTTTCCTGCCCTTTCCGACCTTTTGGTCGTAGGCATAATTTTGTTCGATTACGCCGAGATGAAGGATCATCGGAGCCTCACCGGTAAAGCACCGTCACGTTGGCGGCGCCTCCGCCGTCGGCCGTGATCATGATCAGGCCCTCAACGAACTGCGCGCCGATTGCCGGATACGGCACTTCGCCAGCGGCGGTCGTCGCGAACGTCCCGACTGGCGTCGACACGTCCCATGCCGTGTGAACGCCGGACTGAGTCCCGGTCGTGTTGATCGAGTTCGTGCTGGCGAGCGCGTGCGCCTTCGTGTCGGCGACCTGGAAGACGCCAGGGGCGAAGTCCAAGGCGCTGACGTAGACGGTGGTGTCTGAGGTCAGGCCGGTCGGCAGCGCGCCGGTCGTCGTGAGCTTAATCGCCGCGCCCGGCTGCAGGTACTTGAGCGCCGGGGCGCTGACCACGCCAGGGGTCGCGATGGTGACGGTCGCCGGTCCGCTCGCGCCGTCGTAGAGCGCGGCCGTCGAGGTCGTGCCAACGGTGTTGACGCCGAGCCCGTAGAATACGCCAGGTCCCGACTTGACCTGCGTGTTCTGGCTCGCGACGACGTTCGCCGGCAACGCGCCGCCGAAGTAGACGGGGAGGCTGCCAGCCGGGTTGTTCTGGTCGCTCGGGAAGGTCATGGCGCAAGCCTTTCGTTCTCAGTTGATTCCCCAAAGGCTTCCGAATCGCTGGGCAAAAGCCAAATACTGTCTCCCAAACGGGTCCTTGATATACTGGATGTCTGCGAGCGTGAAGTTCTTCGCCGCTTCCTGCACGACCATCGAGTTGCCGGTCGTCTCGTCGTGGGACTCCTGGATGATCCCAGAGACGAAGCCGTTGATGTCCCACTTGTCTCGCAAGTTCTCAAAGTATGGAAGCTCGGACCCCTTGACCGGCGGCGCGTCTGGAACGTCCTGTGCGTAGTTGATCAGGTTCGAACCGGCGAGGTTGTAGACCATCAGCGTGTAAATCGAGACCTGCGGCACGCCAGGAATCACAATCCCTGGCCACAAGGTTCGCCCCACGCACGCGAACCAGGGGTTGGCGATGGCCAGGGCGACGCCCAAAGCCATCGCGATGACCGGCGAGCTATCCGGAAGCACCGCGGTCGTGATGCCCATCTGTGTTCTCACGAAATTGAGAAACCCCGCGAGCGATGGCTGCATCGTTCCTCATCCTTTGCGGCGGGACGCCCTGCCGCGCGGCGGCGCGTGGCCGTCCGCGACGACCTTGATGCCTTCGGACACGCTCTGTTCGGAATCTTCCGTGGGGTTTTCTTCGACGATGCTGGTGTCGAGCTCGCGCAGGCCTTCGGGCCGGCCGCTCTCTTCCAACGAGGTTTCGAGCGCGTTGCTGTTGGCGATGGCCGCGAGCTTGCGTATCTCTTTGCCCTTCGCGACGAGGACGTCGATCTTCTTGTCCATCGCGCGCCGGAGGCTGTCGACGCGGATCGGCCGGTCGACGTCGTAGCAGATGCCGCTGAAGTCCTTGGTGCGGTCGATCTCGGAAACGCGGGTGAGCCCGTACTTCTTGTGCTGGTCGACGATCACGTCGATGGCGGCGGTGGTGAGGTCGCCGCTGATCTTGATCTGCCCGCCGGGCCTGATCTTCTGCACGCGCGACTGGTTGGATTCCGGCATCCGGTAGTAGAAATCGAGGAACTGGCGGGTCGCGTTTCCGATGTAGAGTTCGCTCATGGTGAAAGGTCCCTGTTGTCTTCGCTTGGTTCGACGCAGCCTTGATTAAGACTGCTGCATGCTCACGATTGTAATACTTTCTGGTCTCACGCCCCATCCAGAAGTCAGTCGCAACTCGGACAGCACGTCGATCGCGCCGCCGGGAAGCGGCGTCGGGATCTCCTTAGGCGCCGCCATGTCGCAGAGCTGGAGCGTGCAGGCGTCGAGGCCCGGGGCCAGCTTCGCGAACTCGTTGGTGTTCCAGGCCGAGCCTTGCGGCTTCTCGACCTCGGGCATGACGATCAGGACCGCGTTGGTCCCGTTCGCGCCCTTGCCGATCAGCGTGTCGTCGTAGCACCACATCAGCTCGTCGCCGTTGTCCATCAGCACGGACTTGACGGTCCCGGCGGTCGAGGTCGTGCCGGCGCCGACGCGCTGCATCTGAGTGAGCTGGATCACGTTGTACTCGAACAGGCTCAGGGTTTCCTGCGGCCCGAGGATGGTGAACTTCCGGCCGATGCCGAGCTGGTTGGTCCGCGACTTGATCGCCGCGACCTGCCCCATCAGGAAGAACGCCATCTCGCCGTTGTCGTAGGTGACGACGGTGTCGTGGTTGTTCGAGTCCGGGGGCAGCGGCACCGACGTCGCGCCGTTGGCGTTGAGCAGGCCTTCGCCGTTCGCCGGGTTGAAGCCGTCGAGAAGGGCTACGCGGCCGAGCTGGAAGTGGGCCATCCGCATGCCGAGGCGTTGGACCTCGACGATGGAAGCGCCCCACCGGCCGACCGCCGCGGTGTCGTGGTGGTCGTACTCGGCGCGAACCCGCTGGAGGTACGTCGGGGTCTTGATCTGCGAGAACGCCACGCCGACCGACGGCAGCTCGTTGTAGGCGCTCTGGCCCGCCGCCACCTTGGTCCGCACGTCGATGCGGCGGATGTAAACCTGCAGGTCGCCGTCCGACAGGCGGACCAGCGGCCCCCCGGTCGGGAGCAGGGCGAACGCGCCCGACGCCTGGCTGTACGGCAGGATCAGCTCGGGCATCGTGTAGTTCGGCGAGATCGTCACGTAGGCCGGTGCGATGTTGGGCATCTTCGGTTTCCTCTAAAGGTCAGGCGATCGCGGCCGACCGGGTTAGATCAGGATGATGGCGACGTCGCCCTGGCGGTTCCAGGTGGCGAAGCCGGTGACGGGGTTGTAGACGACCGCCATCGAGTTTCCGATTTGGACGTCGAGGATCGACACGGGGAGCGCGCCGCCGCCCGCGCTGACCGAACCGCCGCTCGAGTAGGTGCCTGGGTTGGCGGCCGCGAGTTGCACCACGACGATGGTCGTCGACGTGATCGAGACGACCACGAACTGGCCGTTGAAGACGCCCGCCGCAGCGGTCGAGACCACGCCGGTGACCTCGATGACGTCGCCGGCGTTGATGTCGGCGGTCAGGTCGGACGAGACCGTGAACGTGGTCTGCCCGCCGTTCGTGTTCGCCCACACCGCGCCCGTGATCGTGTCGGCCGCGTAGGTCCCCGAGTACGGGATGAGGTTCTGGTTGGTGAAGTCCCAGCTCAACTGGCTGGTGATGATGGCGCCGCGAAGGTCGACCAGGCCGGGCGCGACCGCGACCGC